ATTTATTATTCCAGTCTGTTGTGGGTTGTGTGTTACTGTCCAAGTATTAACCAAAGATTGTGCTAATATATTTCCAGTACCAGTTGATGTAACATCTCCCTTTTTTCTATGCAACCACATAAACAAATTGTAGTAAGGTTCATTTGTGCTTGTAAAAAAGTCATCACTAAAATTAATACCATAAGTTGATGATATTGCTTGTACAATTTTATCTACTCTTAAAGCATATTTTAAATCATTCCAATAAACTCCTGTTACATTGCTATTGTATGCAACATTTTCAGCAGTAGTTGAAGAAACATTGCTATCATAAATCAATCTTTTAGTATGTGTTATTAATGGAACAATAACATCGTTAGAAGATGGATTCGCTTGTAAAGAACTTTTTATACTTGAAGAATCATACACTAACTCTATAGTATTTAAACTACTTAAAGAACCTAACTTATCCTCTCCTAAAGTATCTTTTAAAGAGACTGTATTACCAAAGAATGTAATCCTATACAAGCTCGGTTTATTGTTCTTTAAATCAACTCCATTTAGTTTTACTTTACCACTTCTAAATTTTAAATGGTTCAACTCAATTGTAGCATCTACCTTAGATCGTGCATCAAATGTATTTGTGATCGTAGAATTATAAAAATGCTTAAAGACTTTATTATTTTTTGCAGTTGCTGGAACACTAAAAGTCCTCGTAAAATCTGTAAAAATTTTACTTATATCTTTTACGTTTTGAATTGACTGAGTAAGCACTACACTCTCATCATCAAACAACTCAATTCTTTCACTACCTATGTAAAGTTGAACGCTCTGCATTTATCGTATATCGTTTAGTACATTGTATGAGTTCTCAAAATTTATTGTGTACTCTATTAGCTTATCATTTACTTGAGTTTTGTAACTGATACTGCTTGTCTTTATATTGATTGGTAATACTTGGTTGTGTTCGTTGTTAAGCCATACAGTTTCAGATAACATAAGCTGTTTAAACACATCATTATATGACTCAGGTACAAATCCACTACTTAAAGAAATAGTCTCAGAAGCTGTGATATTAAAATCTCTTTTTGTGTGATCAGATATACTATATGAGTTTGATGAGTTCAACGTATTTGAACTATAGCTCTGTCTCTTTGATGACATATTTTCTTTAGACCTCTGGAAGAAATACAAATCTTGTAATACTCCAAACTTGTTTGTAAATGTTACTTTATATGGTGTGTACTTACTCTCGCAATCCTCAGTAACAGATATTAAATTTATTGCATTGTCATCTGTTACTCTTATACTGCTTACATCTACAGTCTTTTTAACAGATACATTATCAATAGAGAATGTAAGAGGTGTAGTTAAGTCTGTTGCTTCTGCTTCAAATTGTATTCTTTCAATATTCTCTCCAACTCCAGATACTCTATAAAATCCATTTCTTGTAATTGGAATAGGGAAAGGGTAACGCATAGAAGCACTACCAGTTCCACTAAAATTTGTCACAGTAAATTCAGAGGTAATATTTACCCCATCAGTTAAACCAGCAGAAGATTGAAATAATCTATCCTTTGCTAAATCAGAAGAATTTAAAAAACTTGCACCATTGTTTATTGTCCAGTCAGTAGTTTCTTTTGTCCATCCACTATCTGTTGTGAAATTTCCGTTTACACATAGCTCTGGAAATAACTCAACCGATTCTATTTGTCCGTTACTTTGTGTGCTTGTGGTATATGATACTGTTCTTTGTGTTGCTCCAGCAGAATCTAAAAATAATAATGTTGGATTGTTCTCTGTGTATATTGGTATTCTATAATCTCCAAGAGGTGTTACTTTTATATCTCTTTGAGACATCAATAAAGACTTATTATCAAAAGAATAGTTAGCACCCTCCTCAAAATAACCATAACTGTTAAAGGCTAAATCTGTACTTATTGTTTGTGATAGCTGTACACCATTTCCATCTACAGCAGTTAAAATAGTTCTTACCCATTTAGAAGAACCTTCTGCTGTTGTATCATAGTCTCCATCAAAAGAGACATCTAAATAATCTCTTATTAGCTCAGATACTTCAAATGATATTTTAGCAGTTGATCCTATTACTTGCTTACTTAAATTATATTGAGGCACACCAGTAAACCCTGTAGTCTTGTCTCCTGTATAAACTTCAATTGTTAAAGTTGCAACTCCTAGGTCTGCAATTGCTACAGAGATATAGTGAGGACTTCTAGTATTAATTATTGCCATTTGTAGTATATTTTATTAATTCTTCCACATCTAATTTGTATGCTTCTACTATATCTTTAGGTAAATTATCAAAGGCTTTTTTAAATGGTTTGGTAAAAAACATACTAGGCTTTATACCTCTATTATAAATGTTGCTTGCTATTACATAAGCCAACGACTTATAATTACCTTTTTTAAATTTTCCTTTTTTATCTCTAAACCTTATGTTTTTTTTCTTTGCCCATTTCTCAATGCCTCCTGTAAATTCATCCCATTTACCAGATGCTGAACCACTACCAAAACGAAATTTACTATTAGGTGCTTGTTGCCCTTTTATCTTTGCATTAGGAGAAACTTTACTAGGGTCTTTACCTTTTACACCTTGATCTAAAAACGCTCCATAGTCTTCCATCAAGAACTTCAATCCAAAACTGTTAGGACTTACATTCAAGTTATGCTTCAAACTATTGTATAGTTTTTTAGTATCGTTCTTTGTACCAAAAGGTTTACTTCCTCTTGTAAGGTTTGCTCTTGATTGGCTTATAACATACTTAGCAAATCTGTTAAGCTCATCTTTTACATTGCTTAGCATATTGTTATATCATTGTTTATAATCACATCAAATGTTAATGCCCATCCAGCCATCTCATTCTCAAATCTATCATAGAAAGGCTCAAAACTTGGAGAGCCATCTAACTGGTATAGGTCTTGAAATAATGTGCCACCTCTTAATACTTGTACTAACTTATTTAATACTGCTAACTGAGTATTTAAAACATCTTGCTCATTGTTGTTTCCTCTAAATATATCTACTACTGCCTCTTTCGAAACATCAACAATATCCATAGCAAGAACAGATAAGCTGAAACGCAACACATTGTCTTCATTTGTTACATTATTAACTATTAAATGAGATAAAGGAAATATAGTTTGCTTCGATAAATCAACCCTTGTTATATCCCCAGTTGTAACTGTGTTTACATTTACATCTGCTAACAGTTGGTTTTTTATTGTTTCCGTTACTTGATAAAATCCTTTCATTTAAAACTTACTTTTTATTTGTTGTGCTTCTATCTCTGTTTTCTCTTTTGTGAATGATAAGAAAGTAAAGCATTGATGAAAATTTAGTTTAGTGATATCTTCAAACTTTGTAACATCTCCTCCAGCGAGGCTATAAATTGATGAGTACCATCCCCACTTCTTTCCGAAGTTAGCTGCTCTTGAATAGTCTCCATCTCTTGTTGATTGACTGAAGAGAGAATCGTATGACTCGATAATTCTAACCCTAACTTGTAGAAAAAAAAAAGGCTTCCTATAGCTACACCCAATGGCATATCTTTCATCTTGTCAGGGCCTTCAGCAGTATATTCTTGTATACTATATTTAGTACCTTTCTTTATTTTTATAGGTCTGTATAAGACATTCATTGCAATGTGCATCTTTTGCCAGTCTGAAGCATTACCATCCAAATCTACATACTCTCCTAATGACATCTCGTCTAGGTCTGGGATGAAACCATATTGTACACCATCTAAAGAAAATCTATTAATGTGTGTTGGCTTCTCATTTAGCATATCAACTAAGATATCTACGATAGCTTGTACACTAGACATCTTTAGTTTATAGCTTTCAGACACAGGAATACCACAGAAGATCTCTATAATTTTAGCATCTAATAAAGAGCCATCTGGAGTCTCTTCTGTAGCTTTTAAATATCTTTGATACTGCTCTAGTGTAATTTCGTTTAACGATGTAGGTACATTTATCTCTATTTGCATATAAAACCTTTTATATATAATGAAAAAAGAGACCTATTTTATAAAAAAACCTTTACAATTTTCATATGCTTTTGTAAGTAGTAAGTAATGATTAGGTTTTGTTGGCTTTGCAATCCTAATTTGTTTGCCTGTTCTATGATGTATGAAGCACTCAAGAACTGCTATCATGTGCTTGTTATCCATTTATCTTATGTAGTATGCACCCTTGTTAGGATTATCTAAATTATAAATAACATTATATCTGATTCCATCAATTGCATGATTGAAATCATCTAAATATAATTTTGAACCTTTATCTAAATAAACATAGTTGTTTAATTCCTTTGCAATATTATTAGAGTTAAGGTCTACAACTATTTCAAAGTCTTGCATTGTAGTAATCCCACTTTCAATAGTTCCTTTTTTTACTGCTTTTATATTTACTCCTTTAAATTTCAAGTCCGATATTAAGCGAGGTTCAGCAGAATCTGCAATAATTAGTTTTTTTCCTACTCTATTTAAAATGATTTCTGCTAGTTCAGTTGTTCCTAATCCATTTCTGTAAAGATGTTCTTTAACATATATCTTTCTTTTATTCTTATCTATAGCAACTTCAGTAAGTGTATCAGGATCAACAGAAAATCCAAAGTCCATTCCAGCAGATGTCTGTAAACCATCTGGATTGAATACACCAAAAGACCAATTAGTAAACACAACTCCTTCTGCTTTATCTAACCATCCTCCAAGAATTTTATGCTTGTATTTATTAGGATTTGTAAGCCTTATGTTTTCTATATTGTTTAAGAAAGATTCTGGAAGGTTTTCTTTATTGTCTAAGTATGTAGTATGAATGTAGCAAGTATCACCCATCACACCATTGAACCCTTCTTTTACTCCTTTGGTTTCAAAGAATCTTCTGTATATCCAATGTTCTTTTGTGGTAGGGTTTAAGATTAATACGATTCTATTTTGTTGTGTGTTGCTTCTTACAGATAGATCAATTGTATCAAACTCATTCTCGTCTACCATCTCTTCAGCTTCATCTAATACCCATGTTGATATACCTTGAAGAGATTTTAAGTTTGCTGTTTGATTTCCAGCAGATGTTTTTATACCTCTAAATATTATCTTACTTCCTGTTATTGTATTGGTTATTTCTTTTCTGTTTATATCGAAGTAATCAGATGACTGGAGAAGTTCAATCTTCTCATTAAATTCTGGTATGATAGACAACTCAGCAGATGTCATTGTATAACGAGTGTACAAGCAATTATACCCTTGTTTAAAAGTATTTGTTCCTTCTATTAATGTTGTACTAAAAGACTTTGATGAACCCCTTCCTCCAGTAATGATATAGTATCTTGCTTTACTCTCTCTTAAAGGTTCAAACTTTTCATTTATAATGATGTTACTCATTTGATTTCTTAAACTGAATGATCGGTATATTTATCATTTCTCCATCTGTTGTAACATCTAAAGACTCTTTAGGTTTACCAACATAATACTCTAAGAATAATTGAGCAGCTTTTACATCTTGTTTTTGTATAGCTTTATTTTTTACCATACGAATAACCTCAATAACATCTTCTTTTGTACAGGCTTCTTCTAATGCTTTTCTGTATTGATTCTTTCTTTTATCTATAGTGCCAGCCTTGGCTTTAGTTGAGTGACCAGTGTTTCCATTATTTCTTCTCTTATCCATTATCTAATAAAATCTAAATATTTGATTAATTATATAATAAGAAAAGAAGTCTTTTTTATTTTAAATCATCACTTTTTTTTAGTTTCTCAATATAGAGAGTAGCATCCATCAGCTCCTCTTGTAAATGTTGCAACCATTGTAAGGTGCTTAAATCATCTCTATCTAATGTTTTGTTGTACTTCTTTATACCAACATTAGAACGTTGCTTAAAAGAGCTAATAACAGCTTTTACTATTGTATCTTCTTGTTCTTGCATCTCTGCCATTTTATCTCTTGTATTCATTTGAGTATATCATTTAGTTGGAACAGCCATTGTCTTATCTTAGCTTTATTACAAGAGCATGGTATCTCAAATTTATGGTTGAAGTATTTCGCATGCAGTTCACACATTATTTTAAAATCTGCATTAGATATTTTATGAGTAATTCTTTCTTGTATTTCTTTCCAGAGTATTATATCTTCTACCATAATTCAATATCATTTAGTGATTCTTTTCTTTTATCACAATTACAATTAGGATATATCTTTTTCCATAGCCATTTTATTCCTGTGAACTTTGTGATCAGTTCTATTAAGTTTCCTAGTTTCATAATTTAAAGTTTGTTTTAATATATCGTAGCATAATTCTTCTGGCACTTTTGATCGTTCGTAATTTCCTTTTAAGCCTTGCGTTCCTGTCCTACTACCTCTTGGAGCTGGTTCGTGTTGGCATTTCTTATTACCATTCCAGCACATACCTTTTGGATTCCATCCGTTAGGATTAAACATATCTCTTATGTTGTTTGAAAATATGTCTGTCGGTTTCATTCTTGTATCTCCGTAACTACAATAGGTTACTGTTGTTCTATCCATTCCCTTCATGTAATCCATCTTTCTTAGCATTGCTCTGGGGTTCTCTATGTAATAAATACAATCCCACTTGTTATAAAAGTTGTTTAGTTTTATATTCATCCTATCACATTTAGCAGCGAAGTCTGTCTTCGGTTTTCCATCTTCGTATCTGTGATGAGATATTGCAGCCATTGAGAAAGTTGTACAAGGTCTGCCATCAATAACAACATCAGGAATCCAAGGCAACATACCCTCTTCTAAATTCTCAATATCAATTACTAAATCTATGTTTTGAAATGGTTTGTGATCAACAGAAAAAACTTCATAACCAAGTTCTTCAGCAATCTTTCCCCAACTCCTAGAACCAGCAAACAATTCTAATAGTTTCATTCTTTTATTTATTATCAGCTACAAACTTGCAGCCGAATAGTGTTATTATTTCTCTATGTTTTTTCACTCCGTTGTAGGAGAGTTTATTGTCTTTTGCATATTGGCTTATGCTTTTTAAGTTAGCGTATATCTCTAATCGTTCAAAGAGTTGCACTATATCAAGCTCATCTCTTTTCATTGCGTTATAGACGTATTTCTCTAACTTGTCTAAATGCCTTTTGTTTACTGGGTTTCTCATTGGTTCAATTTTTTGAATGAAGCATAATAGTAGTTGTCGTTAATATTTCAGTAATTATGATAGTCAAAGTAGTTTGTCGTTAATTTATACGCACTAAATCATATACAATTTAGTTAAAGTCCTGTATTAATTCCGTTGTCAATCACTTCTACTATGTGTCTGAAGGTGCTTCTTTCTTGTTCGCCAGTTACATCTGTTCCGTTGATAAATAATCTGTAATGGTCTTTCTTTTCTGTTGGTCTTAATTCTATACTGTTCATTTATTTTACTTTTTGTTTTAGCCTATCCTTTACTTTTCTAAACGTATTATAAAGTGAATGGTATGTGATGTTTGTCTTTCTTGATAGCTCTGTTATGCTGTACTCATCTTGCACCATGTTATACACTTTCCTGTC